TCCTCCGGGGAGGGGCGGAGGAGGTGGGAAGTCAGGAGCCGGAGGGAGTATCTGAGGAGGGTGCGCGAGCGGTCGTGGAAGTCCCCGGTGTTGCCGATCTCCCCGATCACCACCCGGTACCCACGGTGCCGCCGGGTGAACCCCTGCTTGCTCTCCTGGGCCTGGGGGGACTCCTGCATCCCCGTCTCGCGGAGAGCCCCCCGGAGAGCGGCCAGCACGTCCACGAACGCCATTAGAAGCTCCAATCCCCACCCTGCTCAGGGAGGTCAGCCAGGAGCAGGGTGGGGACGGCGCTGTCGTCCCCGTCAGGGACTCCGTCGTCGTCGTCGTCGTATTGGAAGGAGAGGGCGTCCCACTCGGCCTCAACCCGCGCGCCCCAATCGGCGGCCAGCTGTCCCCAGCGTCCCGAGGACGTCACCCGGAGAAGCTCTGCGATGAGGAAGGCAGACCAGTACAGGTGGACGTTGCGGAGAGCCCAGGAGCTGACTATGAGGTTCGGTCGGTTCCCCTTCCCGAGGAGCCTCGCCTGGAGCTGGCTGAACGCCTCCTCCCGCTGCTCCTGCCAGGACGTCTGCGTCGTCGGGAGGTAGGCGGAGAGGCCCGGATGGATGCGCTCCAGGTCGACGTCGGTGATCGTCGGGTAGACCACCCGCCCAACCAGAGCGGCCTCGCGGTGGAACGTCTCCACCACCCCATCAATGGTCAACTCCCACTCCTCTTGCCACGCCTCCCCTCGGACTAGGGCGGAGGTGTCCCCGGCGACGAGCGCGACGTCGTTGGAGCCCAGGTTGGTGACCGGGGCGGTGAAGACCTGGAGCCCACCCCGGTCGAACAGGGTGTAGACACCGAGGGAGGGGGTCACCTGCGCCAGCCCGTCGAAGACCGGCAGGGAGAGGGTCTGCGCCTTCCCCTGCTCGATGAGGCGGGGGAGTTGGAATCGGGGGGCGAGGGTCATGCGGGGAAGTAGGTCAGGGACCCTGACTCGACGGTGATGACGCCAGCGTAGGAGGTCCAATTGCCGACGATCAGGCCAATCTTCGCCACCGATCCAACGACGTCGTCCTCAGCGGATCGTACGGTCGTCCACGATGCGCCGTCCGAGGACTCCTCATAAACGATGTCCGCGCCCGACCGACTGGTCCGGTAGTACCAATAGCTGGTGGGATCGACGGACGTCCCCCCGTCAGTCTCACCCACCTGCTCCAGGCCGATGACAGCACGCGCCCGGACCTTGGTCGAGTTGTCGTTCGCGGTCGTCAGCAAGAACGCGGAATCGTTCCCGCGCGGCCAGCACGCACCGGGGCCGGCGAAAAGGTGCGTAGTGGACGCCGAGGTCGTCTCGTACTTCATTTTAAGCTCGACGGTCCAATCCCCGACCGCGTCCACGGTCAACGCCAACGCCTCATCATCAAAGAGCGTGCCATTTTCGTAGGCGGGCCGGAAGTGACTGCCCTGGACGGCGGTGTTCAGGACCGACTCGGATCCGGCCCCCACGATGTCCACGAAGTTGCCGCCGGGGTCGTGGAGGTCGAACCCATCCCACATGCCGCCGACAATGATGCCAGCCGTCTCGGTGAACGTGCCCGAGCCCGGAGCGAGCGTCAGGACCGTGGGTTGGGGCGGTCCGCCGCCGGGTGCCGGGGTGATGTAACCCGGCACGTCAGGACTCGATGGAGAAGACGCGGACGTCCACCGCGCCAGCGGAGATCGCCCACCACGCAGCGGACCCGTCCAACTCAAGCCACGCACCGGAGGCCAGGAGGAGCCCGTCAGCCGCCGTGACCGTGTTGTCGGTCCCGATGAAGATGTCCCCGTCCGTGGGGACGACAACGAGGCGACGGCGGTTGTCCACCGGAGCCGCCAACTCAAGAAGCGCGGCGGCCCCAGTGACCGAGAGGGCCTCGGGGGGCGTTGCGCTGGTGGGTAGGCCCAGCGGAGGACCCTTCGGATCCCACGCCATCAGACTGCCGCGACGTACTGGGCCGCGTAAACCACGGCACCGTCAGGGACCGTCGCCGGGAGGACCGAGTGCTCGGCCTCGTCCCAGGTCGCGGCCTCGGTCAGCCCGTCCACACCGAGGACCCCGACTGGCTGGACCAACTCAAACGAGAGCCCGAGCCTGTCACCCCAGCCGATACTTGCCCCGTGGGCGGAGGCTCCCACCAGCTCCTTCGACGCACTGGTGACGGTGCTGAAGATCGCATCCCCCTCGACGGTGGTTCCGCCGACGTCGGCGATCACTTCCATCTGCGCCTCCCCAAACTGGTCGGTACCGACGACGGTGACGTCACCGGCATCCCACGCGGCCCCGAAGGTCACGCGGATCGAGCGGGGGGCGTCCGGGTCGGTGAAGGGACCGGGGAAGGGGCGTGCTGCATCATTCGCAGCAAAGGCCGCGTGAATGTCCGTGGTCCCCTTCGCGGCTGGGGCTCCCAACGTCTCCGAAATGGGCGTGGCTCCGACGACCGCCTCAGTGGCGGGATCGCGCCGGTAAAGCCCCTTGGCTGCGATCGGGCGTTTGAACTGCGGCTGGAGGGCGTCCTTGGCGGTGGGCATCAAATTCTCCGGTAGTTGAGACAGCGGAGAAGCTCCGCAACCGTGTCTGAGGATCCTCCGATGATCTAGCGGCTGTCAAGCCATCATCAACCATCCAGGAGCGTCGACCTGAAATCGACCTCCCGCCGAATGCGGATCTTCCGGGAGTACCGGAGGCATTCCCCGTAGGACGGAGTAGGGGTGCTCAGGACCGCCTCCCGGCAACGGGCACGTTCCTCCGGGTCGTCGGCCTCATGGGCTCTCCGGCGGACGTCCTGGCGGTCCTCCTGCTGGCGGAGGAACGTCTCGGAGGCCCACCCATAAACCTCCGCCCTGCCGGCCTGATTCTCGCGGGGAGCGGAGAGGGTGGAGCAGATCACCGAGGAGGATCCGTCCGGGTTGCGTACGACTCTCACACCTCGATCTCTGGCTCCACCTTCGGGGCCGGCACCTTCTTCTTGTGGGACTTCTTCACGGACTTCGGGGGAGCGGGGGTCCGGGCAGCTTCCAGGGCATCCCGGTCCGCCTGGGCGTCCCCGAGGGCCTCGTCCAGGAGGGAGCCGATCGTGTTGTGGGCGGGGGAGCGGTCCTCCCCGTGCTCCTCGATGGAGCCTTCCAATTCACGCTCCAGGCAGGCGATCTGCTTCTGGTACATCGTCACCTGCCGGTCGTAGCTGTCTCGGCGGGAGGCGTCCTCCACGGCAGGGGGGCGCAGATGGAGGTATGTCTCCCTCGTGGTGTGGAGCATCCCCCGGAGGATGTGGGGGCGAGGGGCCTTGACGAGTCCCTTCACCCGGAGGAGCTGGACAAACTTCCGCCAGCTGTCCTCGTCCATCACCCACACGGTCCCGTTGGGTCCATCGAGGGGGGTCTGGAACACGGAGCGGTGGACCCTCTGGCCCTTCGTGTTCAGGTACAGCGCGACGTAGTCCGAGGGGATCACGTCGTGGGGGATCAGCGTGAAGCCCTGCTCCATGTAGTAGGCGTGCGCCGCTGACCAGTTCCCACGTCGGTCGCAGCCCTGGACTCCGGGGAGCTTCGACAGTGGGACAAGGACCGGGAACAACTCCCCGTCACCGGACAGCTGCCACTCGTCCTTGGGGTGGGCGAGAATGTAGTTGCCCCGAGGGGAGTCCTGGACCCGTCCATTGATCGCCTCCTCCTTCGCGAGGTTCGGGGATTCAAGCCTGGACGCAGCCGTGCGGGGCTGAGTGGATGAAAGCGGGTGGACAGCCATGTTCTTCTCTCCTGCCACCCGTTATGCGGTCCCCCTCGGCTGGAGAGGAGGGGGGGGGTCCGAGGGGGACCGCCGGGAGGGTTAAGCGTGGTCGGTGATCACCTTGATGCCCATGCCGGCCTGGGCGACGGACACGCCGAAGAATCCGTTGCTGACCAACGACTCCTCCGCACTGTCCACGTTGTAGTCGACGTCGGTGTAGATGACGCCACCGGGAGCGATGAGGCGACCCCGCAGCTGGACCGGCTTGGCGCTGCCCTGGGCGTAAGCGATCGCGCCCTTCACGAACATCGCGCCACCGTGGTCCGTACCGCCGCCCACGTCCGGGGCCTGATCCGAGGTCCACAACTCGGCCCCGTTCAGCAGACCCTTGTAGTCGTCGCCCTTGAAGGCCAAAGCCTCCTGGACGGCGGGGACCAGCTGCCAGGGGCCGACCTCGCCACGGAGGTCCGTCTGGAGGTTGTTGAACTGCTCCTGGTGACCGTGGAAGATCAGCCGCCCCTTCGCCTTCCGGGTCTGGAGGGCCTGCTGCGCGGTGAAGAAGTCCGACGCGGACATGTCCACCCCGGTGCTTCCGGCGGTCCCCGTCAGGGACTGCGTGGCGGTGGCGAACAGGGCGTGGAGCCCCTTCATGATCGCGGTGAAGTTGTAGCGGGCGAGGGCGACCTCATCCACGAGGCCCGTGCTGTCCACGATGCCGATGAGGTCGGAGAAGGTCCGCTTGATGGCGATCCGTGCGGGGGCCAGCGTGTAGCTGGCGTGCGTGATGTCGGTGTTGCCCGAGATCGACGCGCCCTCCGCCACGACTTCGCCGATGTCGTCGTTGTCGACCTGACGCACCTTGATGGTGTCCGAGCCGGAGCCGCGAACGTCTCCCCGGAAGACCATCAGGTCGAGGGCGAACGGCTTCTGGTGGAGCAGGACCTCCAACTCCTTCGCCAAGATGGAGGTGGTGAGGAGGTTCCCTGCGGTGCTGACTCGGACTTCGTTCGCCATGGTCGATCTCTCCTCCCGGAGGGACTACGCGGTCGCCTCGGCGGCCCGGATGCGGTCCAGCCCCCCAGCCTTCTTCCAGGCGAGGTACTCGGCGGTGGTCATCGCGTCGATGTCCGCAGCCGAGACGGGTCGTCCGTCACCGGGAGCCGGGGATCCCGCACCGCCATCCGGGTTGGACTTGGGTGGGGTTCGTTCGGGCTCCTTTGCGGGGGGCGCTTCGCCGGGGGCGGTGGGGGTGAAGAAGGCTTGCTCGGTCAGCCGGAGTTGGTCCAGGTACGTCGCCGGATCCTCCGGCTTGTCCTGGCCCAGGCGGTCCAGCATGTATCCCCGGTACTTCGGGGCGACCTGCTTGTCCGCCATCATCAGCAGCGTCTCTCCGCGAGCCTTCTCCGTGGCGAGGAGGTCTTCAACCTCCTTGGGGGCCTTCCAGCCCTCGTAGCCTTGGATCTTCGCGGTGAGCTTTGCCGTCTCGGCTTCTGCGGCTCGGAGCTTCTCGTTAGTCTCCTTGAACACCTCATAGGGGACCGGCTCGGGTCCTCCCTTGGGTACAGCCGCCGGAGCCTTCTCCGGTGCCTTCGCGTCTTCCTTTCCTGCTTCTCCACCACCTTCGGCGGGGGAGAAATACCGTCGTCGTCTCAGCATCCGTCCGCAACCCCTTCGACTTTTAGGACCAACGGGTCCGAGGCCGGCTCAGGATGCGTGCGGGTACGAAGGAATGTCAACCCCTGGTGAGCGGAGCCTCAGAAGAAGCGGGCCCAGAAGCCGCCTCCGGGGTTTGATCCTCCGGGGAGGGTCCCCCTCCCGGAACCCGCTCGGGAGGGGCGGAGGGGGGAGCAGGGGAGGGAGTGGGGGCCGTCTCCTTCTCGATCTCCATCGCCACATCGCGGAGGAGCCTCTCCGCCTCCCGGTCGCTGATACCGGGGTTCAGTTCGACCACCGCCCGGACCTTGGTGGTCAAGCCCATCTCCAACTCCTCCCGGAGGTTGGCGAGCTTCTCCTTCTTCTCCAGCGTGGACAGCTCCACGGCTGCGTATTCCAGGGAAAAGCCGTCCTCGGGGACCTTGATGCCGTGGGCGGCCAGGACGGCGGAGGCCCTCGCCAGCAGCAGGAGATCGGCCTCCCTGAACAGTGGGGCAAACCGCTTTTGAACATCGCGGAGGCCCGACCTGGAGACGGTCAGGGCGATGCCGGAGGAGGGGCTCCGGGACTCAAAGCTCACGTCAGCGGGGGAAAGCCCGAAGTGGACAGCGAGGCGCATCCCGTAGTTCCGGGCAAACCGCTCGGCCTTGTCGATGTCGACGGCGGCACCCCACTGCCCGACCGTGAGGGACCCGTCCCCGTCTGAACGGATCTGCGTGGCTGTCGCCGGGTCCTCGGTCGCCACCGCGACCTTCTCTCCCCCGGCGGTCTTGGTGACCGTCCCCCGGATGGAGCCCCCGCCGATGTACCTCTGAGCCCAACTCGCCCGCATGAATGCGTGGTTGGCGTTGGTCCAGTTCAGGGCGTCTTGGAGGGTCCCGAAGACGACCTCCGAATTGCTCCAGGCGTTCCAGAGGGAGGAGTGGGGCTCGGAGTGGTAGAGCACGGCGGGGATCACCGGCTCCCCCTTCTGGTTCCGGTAGGGGTAGGCGGTCCCCATCCACTCCTCCGCATCCACGAACTGCCGCGTGATGTCGGTCTTGCGATCCTCCGAGAGGACTCGGAAGGAGGGGCGCTGCGCCTCCGGGGATCCTGGGGGAGCGTCATCATCAGGGACGCGGACGTCCCACACATCCCACACCCACTGCTCAACCCGCCGGCCCTCGTCTACGAACACGTCGCGTCGGCGAGCACGGTAAAGGATCCCGAATTGGTTGGGGTCCTGGGGGTGACCCTCGCCCCAGCAGAAGTCCGCCGGGACCACGTCTGCCGTGAGGTGTCCACCGGAGGCGTCCGGGGCCTCCTGGAAGCCCAGGAACATCACTGACTCGTTCGCGGCGAGGGTCAGCCGTTGGTTGCGTTGAGACAGCCCCCAGAGTCTCGACTCCTTGAGGTGCTCCTTGAGCGTCTCCAGTCCTGCCGCGTCCGCGTGGTCCAGGGTCGGCTCCTCGGTGTGGAGCTTGGCGATCTGGAGGACCGCCTGTTTCAAGAGGCAGCTGCTGATATCCGGGAGCCCGACCATCCTTGACCGCTTCTTCCCCAGCTGGAGGACGAGGTGGCTGCGGAGGAGGGCCTCCCACGTCCCCTCCAGGAAGGATCGGCGGCGACCGGACTCCGCGACCCGCTGCTGGTCCTCTGCGCTCGGGGGCTGGGGGGGCTCAAGAAAGCGGCGACTCATAGCGGCTCCAGGGTCATCAGCTCGCGTGGGGCAGGACCATGCTCGCGTCCTCCTCCCGCATTATTTCAGTCACGATGTAGCGGAGAGTGTCCGCCCGGTGAACCAGTTTGCCCGAGGACTCACCCGTCCAGTGGCGGCACGTCTCGATCATCAACTCGCACTCCGGGTCGACCTCCAGGTCCGTGCGCCGGAATTGGTTATTGGTCAGCCGGAGCCCGTAGTCAACGGACCCGGAGCCCTTCCAGGCGGACCGGACCACGAACGAGGGAGCCCCCGGAGGGAGGCCCATCAGGACGGCGAAGTGCTCCGTCATCAGGTCGTTCAACTTCCGGCCGCCGCGTGACTTTCCGGCGGTGTTGATATCCCCGACACCGAAGTCCACAGCGTCCAGGCGGAGGCCCCTCTCCTCGGTCATTGCCTTGATCGCAGAGGCGTCCTCATAGTCGTCCGCCCCGGCGACGTTGGCGTACTCCCCGAGGACCCTCATCCGAACCCTCGGGAGCCCGACGCCCCTCCGGTCCAACTGGTATGCGACGAGGAGCCAGAAGCTGTGCGCAGCCTTCTCCCCGTGGTCCCCGCCGAGGACGATCTTGACAGGAGAGTCCGTTGCCCAGCCCTCCAACGGAGAGCGGCCAGCGGGGCCGATGTTCGCGGGGGAGAAGGCGGAGAAGCAGCGCCCGACCGTGAGGCCCTCCCATGCGGCGAGGATCCGCTGCGGTCGGTCGTAGAAGGGGACCGCCGAGATCGCCTCCCGGACCTGGGCCTCGGTCATCCAGGGACAGTGCGCCACCGACAACGTGTAGTGGTGCTCCGAGACGGTGTGGGCAACGTCGCCAGCGAAGTCCTCCAGCCCCTCCAACTCCTCCGGGAGGTTCCCGAGGACGAGGTCCCACAGCCACTTCACCGGACGCCCGATGGGGGTGAGCGTCAGGAAGATCACCCCGGCGGTCTGGATGGTCCGGGAGACGCACTCGGCGTAGACCTCCGGGGTGGGCGGTTCATCAATCCAGATGAAGTCGAGCGTCTCAGAGGCGTGGGCGAGAATGTCCTGACCCACGGTGACGACCCGCATTTCAGACCCGTTGCGGAAGCCGATCCAACCGTGCCGGAAGCCGAGGACCCGGTCGAACCGAGTCCGGGGGTCCAACTCTCCCTTCGGGATGCTCATCCAGAGCTTCCGCTGGATCACCAAGCTCTGTTTGAAGGAGTGGCAGACCACCCGACCCCGGACGGGGGGAGGCTTCACCGCTTGCCACTTGCCCCGCCCGAGGCAACGGTCAGCGGACTCCTTGCATCCCGCTTCCGTCTTGCCCGACTGGTTTGGCCCCCGGAGGAGACGGATGCGGCCGCTGTCCTCGTGGAAGGCGAGATGGACCGGCCCAGGCCTATACCGGGCGAGGGACATTGCTGGATTCGCCCGGAGCCGGCGGACCGCCCCGAGCCGGCTCACTTCTTCCCCCGAAGGCGGAGGAGGGCCTCGACGTCGGCGTCGGTCAGATCACGGTTAAGCTCAACGAGGAGGTCCTCGTTGGACACCGCCTCCAGGTTGTCCGGGACCAGCTCCGGCTCCGGCTCCATAACCCCGGTGATTCGGGCCTCCAGCCCGAGCATGGCGGCGAGGGGGCCAAACTTCCCCCCGGACCGGGCCGCCGCTTGGTGCCCCCGGATGCGCACCAGGAGGGAGGCCCGAACCATCCGGCGGTCCCGGTCCATCTCCTTCCGGGTCAACTGTTCGACCTCCCTCCGATAGGTGCGGACAGCCCTGGCCGTGACCCCGAATTGGTCCGCGAGGGCCTTCTCGATCTGCATCGACCACCCGTGGCGGTGGATCGCCTGCTCCACGATCGCCAGCCTCCGCTCACGTTCAGCCTTGGTCGTCAAGGATTCTCTCCATAGGGTCTGGATTCATTCCTCACCGAAGGAGGGTAACCCCAACGCCCCACCGGAGGACCACCTCGATCCGAGGCATCTCCCCCCCGGAGCAGACCCACTTGACCACCCGGAGGTCAAAGACGCGAGAATCGTCTACCACGCACCCCGCCTTCTGGAGAGCGTCCTGGACCGCCTTGGCGACGTTGTCCCCGTCCGGGCGGACGGTGTGTGGGTAGGCGGGATTTGGGAGCGTCTTGCGGGTCCTGGAGGACGGACGCGGGAAGAAGCAGACGAGGAGGAGGGAGCAGGGCTCATCGAGGGGCGCAAAGCGTCCAGCGGCTCCCCAGGCGGCAGCAAGCCGGTCAGCGAGGCCCTCCTCATAGAGTTGGTACTCCTTCCGGGTGTAGACGTGGGGGATCGGCCTCCTCCCCCGCCTCCCGGAGCGGAGCCACTTCTCGATCCAGGGCCAGGGGATGGAGGCCCTCGGTCGCTCCTTCCCCCTGGGAGCCACCGGGAGGGTCGCCCGAAACGACGTCACTTCGCGGGCTCCAGGGAGCGGGCGAAGTGGTGCTCTAGAAGGCCGCGAGCGAACCGGGCTGGGCCGTCAGCCTCACCGCAGGAGAGCAGCTCCACCCAGGCGAGCCCCTGTTCGGGCCATGTGTGGACGGCAGCGTGGGACTCAGCGAGAAGGACCATCCCAGTGAAGCCCCCACCAGGGAACAAGTGGAAACCCGTCTGGAGGACCGTCAGCCCGGTGTCTCGGACCGCCTGGAGGAAGGCGAGCCAAGAGGCGTCCGGGTCCGTGAAGTCCCCCCTGGCGACGAGGAGGGCGTGGTGCACGGCAGGGTCCATCATGCCCGGAACACCAGCCCGTACTCGTGGACCTTCGGGGCGATGCGGGCGGTGTTCGACTTCACGCCGAACACCTTGGGGAGGCCCCCGATGAGTCCCTCGATGATCCAGATGTCGTGGACCTTCCAGCCAGCCCGCCGGAAGAGGGAGATGGTGTCCGCGTGATAGGGGTAGAAGTCGCCACCCCGGCGGAAGTCGTTGACGTTGATCACGGCGAAGGCTCCGGGTTTCATCTTCCGCCGGAGGGCGACGGCGACCTCCTCCATGCCGGCGAGGAAGTCCTCATAGGTCTGACCCGTCCCCAACTGCTCCTCCTCCGACCCGTACCACTCGATGTCCCAGTACGGGGGGGACGTGAAGCAGAAGTCCCCCTCCCCGTCCGGGATACCCTCCAGGAAGCGGGAGTCACCGTTGAGCACCAGTGCCTCCGGGGGGTCCTTCCGGTCCGGGGCGATGGCGAGGAGGCGGTCGCGGACTGCCTCGATGTAGGCGAAGAAGTCCTCCGAAAGGTCCATCCCTCGGTAGTGGATCCCGAGGAGCCACGCCACCTGGAGTTGGACGCCCTGGCCCATGAAGGGGTCGACGTAGACCTCTCCGGGGGCTGAGTAGTACCGGGCGAAGAAGTCGACCAGCTCCGCCGCCATGATGCTGGCCGCCATCCGGTCCTTCGACGGGTTCCGGGAGTAACCGGCACCCGCGATCTTCTCCTTCTCCCGGATGCGCTGGGCCTCCTCGGACTCCTCGCTCCCGTAGTTGGCGATGGAGGCGGTGTAGGCGGCGGTTCCTCCCCGGCGGTCGGGGCGCTCCTGCTGGTAGCAGAACATCGAGCGGGAGAGGGCTCCCCGGTTGAGCTTCAGGACGGAGTGGGGGACGCAGCCGAGGCGGGCGACCATCGCGGCCCGCTTCTTCTGAGAGGCTTCGACGCGGTCCCTGATGGGGGCTTTCTTAGACACCGAGCCACCCCTTGAGCACGTCTGAGAGCATCGGCGGGGAGTCCCCCGCAGCCTTCTGCTTCTCGTACTCGGCGGTGAAGTGGAGGTAGACCGCCCGGTCCACCCTGCCCCGGTACTCCCCGAAGGTGAAGGAGACAGCCTCGTCCGCCGCAGGAGGGACCGCGAAGGGGTCGGGGACGTCCTCGACGTCGAGGTCGAACTGCGCGGTGAACAGGCCCTCCAGGTCCGCCTCGGTGAAGCCGGCGACACCGATGTCCAGGACGAGTCCCTCGTTGTAAAGCCCCTTGAGGATCCCTGCCAGCCCCTCCTCGTCCCACTCCGCAACCTCCCCGAGGCGGTTGTCCGCGACGGCGAGGAGCTTCGCGTCTGCCGGATCGAGGTCGAGGAAGCGCACTGGGACCTTTTCCAGCCCGAGGGTCCTCGCGGCCTCAAGCCGGGTGTGGCCGGCGATGACCTGAGAGTCCGCCGTCCTGGCGATGATCGGGGAGGAGAAGCCAAACCGCCGGATGCTCTCCACGACGGCGGCAACAGCGTCCGAGTTGATCCGGGGGTTGTCCGCCCAGGGGACGAGATCCCCGATCCCCACCCACACCGCCGCCACTTCACCTTCACCCTGCCGATCGTTCATCGAGTCTCCTGGTTGGTCCCGGAACCCTCCGGGGGGGACAGACTGCAACGGGAAGGGTCAAAAGGTCAAGGGACCGTAGAAAGGAGTAAGAGACGGCAAGAGAAGGGTCGGACCGGGTAGGGTCGGGAAAGTGCGTCCGGGAGAAACGGACGCCCGGAGACGACCAAATGACGGACAAACTGCTCAGAATCGGTGACGTTGCGACCCTCTTGGGGGTGTCGGACAACACCGCGTACACCATGGCCCAACAGGGAGCCATCCCCGCCTTCAAGCTCGCCGGGAAGTGGAGGGTCAGGCCGGCAGCCCTCGATGCCTGGATCAAGAAGGAGGCCCAGGAGGCGGAGGAGAAGGCCGGCCTGGAGGACTTCTCGGAGGGCCTCCTTCCGTGAGGCTCCGGTACTCCCTCGTCACCAGGACCCTGTGGTCCGACGTGCGCTTTCGGGAGCTGTCCGCCCCTGAGCCGAACGCTCAGACGCTCTGGATCTACCTCCTGACCGGACCCGTTCAGGGGCCTATTCCGGGGCTGTTCAGCGCGGGGGTGGGGGCTCTTGCGGACGGGCTCGGCTGGCCGGTCGACGTCCTCCAGCAGCTGGTGGAGGAGTTGGAGGAGGCAAGCCTCATCAAGAGGTCGAAGCGTCCTCCGCTCATCTGGCTCCCCCGAGCCATCAACCACAACCCCCCGACCAGCCCGAACGTCGTGAAGTCCTGGCGAGGCCCCTACCTGGAACTGCCGGAGACGGACCTCCGGGAGGAGGCGATGGCGGGGATCCGGGCGGGGCTCCGGGGGGAGAGCTTCCTCCGGGCCTTCGACGTCACCTTTCCTGGACTCCGAAAGCCTTCCCGAAAGCCTTCCCGAAAGGCTTCCCGAAAGGGTACCCCCGAGGCTTCCGGGAAGGCTTCCGAGGGGGGGTCGGACGTCCCCTCTGGGAGGGCGTCTCCGGGGGGTCAGCAGGCTCCGCGTCCTACGGGAAAGCCTTCCCGAAAGGCTTCGGGTAAGCCTTCCCCTATACAAGAGCAAGATACAAGAGGAACAAAGAGAGATAGTGGAACGTCTCCGCCCCGCTACGGGCCGGAGGCGCGGAGGCTCGCGGAGGCCCTCCGGGAGTCCATCCGAACCCACACCCCCCGGATCGCGAAGAAGTACGACGGCAAGGGGAAGCTTCTGACCTGGGAGCGGGACCTGGAGCGGCTGATGCGCCTCGACGGGGCAACCGAGGGGGAGGTCCGCGCAGTCATCCTCTGGGCGCACCGGGGGGACGAGAGCGGTTTCTGGCGGCCCAACCTCCTCTCCGGGGGGAAGGTCCGGGAGCACTTCGACCGGCTGATCATCCAGGCGCGCCAGGGGGGCGCGAAGATCGCCTCCGGGACCCACAACCCGACGAAGGAGTGGATGGATGAGCACCACCGCTGGCTCCTCCGCTGGGCTGATGAGGCCGCCTCCCTGGACAAGGTCCGGGAGGGGGGGCTCCTCCTGGCAGCCTGCGCCCGAGACGGGATTCCAACCCCACCTGACACCCAGCCCCTCCTGCGCTGGCTGGAGGACCGACAATGAACGCACGACAGCTTGAAGCCCTGGCCCGGAAGCTCGATGAGTGGGAGGCCCTCTCCAGGAGCGCCACCACGCCCCCTTGGAAGCCGACGCCCGGAGAGGACATCGGCAAGGACTGGCTGATCGGCTCCCTCGGCAACTCCGGGGTGGACGGTCACGACTGGCTGATCACGACAGATGGGGTCCACGCCTCCGAGCTTCTCGGGGACGCGCGGACCGACGCTCATTTCATCGCGGAGGCCCGGACGGCGATGCCGATCCTCCTTCGCATCACGCGCGCCTTCGTAGCTGAGAAGCTGGCGGAGGCGGAAGGAGAGGGACCGAATGGAGAGGACGAGACGAGAGACAGCTGATCAGTCTGAGCACGCGGTGGTCGCGCTCGGGCTGCGGGATCCGGGAGTCGTAGACGAGGCCCTCACGCTGGGGCTACTGGAGGAGGACTTCTCATCATCCGCGATGCGGGCCTTCTGGTCGGGGATGGTCCTGGACCGACAGCGGGGGACCGGGCCGGACGAGGCGACGGTCCTGGAGCGCCACGAGAGGAACCTGGGACCGGGGAGGCCCTTCCCGGATTTCTCCTTCCTCGCCGCCACGGTCGGGAACCTCTCCAGGGTTCCGGCGAAGCGGGGCAACCTGGAGGTCTACGTGGATACGCTCCGGGAGTACCGGAAGCGGCGGACGCTCCTCCGAGCCACCGCGTTCACGCAGTCGATCCACGAGGCAAGCGGGACGTCGGCGGAGATGCTGGAGGCCCTGGAGGGGGCGGTGATGGAGGTCCACTCCCGGACCTCCGGGGGGGAGGGGGTTGTCCCCGCCTCCCGGCTCCTGGAGAAGGCGACCATCCGGGCGGGGAGGGTCCGCCGGGGGGAGGAGAAGGACCCCCAGCTGTTGACGGGGCTCCCCGCCCTGGACCGGGTCCTCAAGTACCACCCCGGACACTACGGGCTCATCGCGGCGCGTCCGGGGATGGGAAAGACGCAGCTGGCCCTCACCCTCTCGCGGGGGATGGCGGACAGGCACGGCCCGGTCCTGTTCATCAGCGTGGAGATGGGCGAGGACTCCCTGGCCGAGCGGGTCTACTCCTCGTCGGTCGCGGGGGAGGGCTCCATCGAGGAGAGGGAGGACACGGCGAGGGCCTCCTGGGAGGGGGTCCCGCTCTGGATGGATCACCACTCCAAGACGCTCTCCGAGGTGCTCTCCTCGATCCGCATCGCCCACGCGCGCCACGGCATTGTCGCCTTCGTCGTGGACTACCTCCAGAAGATGCGCCTGCCCCGGAGGGACTCCAGGGAGCAGGAGATCGCCAACGCCTCCGAGGCCCTCTCCTCCCTCTGCGGCTCCTCCGGCCTCTGCGGGATCGTCCTGAGCCAGCTGAACCGGGGGGTGGACGCGCGGAAGGACCGCCGACCTCTCGCGTCCGACCTCCGGGAGTCGGGAGCCCTGGAGCAGGACGCGGACTCCATCCTGTTCGTCTACCGGGAGGTCGCCTACAACCGGATGGCGAAGGAGCCCAACAAGGTTGAGCTCATCCTGGAGAAGCAGAGGAACGGGCGCGCGCACGTCACAATCCCGGCACACTTTCGACCCGGCGACGGCTGGTTTCGGGACTACGAAGCCCCCCAGCGCCCCGTAGCGCCCACCTGGACGGACGGACGATGAAGGACCCCCAACTCTCCGGCGGAGCCCTCCTGCTTCGGCTGGTGTCCTACAGACGGTCGGGAGAGCCGGCGGCGGAGAGGAGGGAGCCCACCCCGGCGGAGTGGACCTCCTGGGCTGCCAAGGTCTACGCCCGGACGATCCGTCTGAGCGTCCCCCCGGAACCCATCAGAAACTCCGACCTCGTCTGGTCGGAGGGCCGGCTCAAGAGGCCCCTCGCGATCCGATGGGGGAGGCTCGCCGCGTTCCACCGGAAGGCTCGCGCGCTCCACCTGTTCCTCCTCGCCAACGAGAAGGTCCAGACCATCGAGGGGGGCCTCCCGGATCCCACGTCCATCTGGCACTCCGCCGCGCAGAGGTGGGCCGACACCTACCTGGATCTGCCGGGTGGAGACATCCCGGATGGACCCCGCACCCGAGCCCTCCTCCAGGACCTCCGGGACCAAGAATCCGCCCTGCGGGTCGTCCTCGCCGCCCGGTCCGCAGAATCCGAAAAGCCGTGATTCAGCGTCGGTAGCCAATTTCTAGACCAGCAACGGTCCCTTTTTGAAAATCGGTGAGGGTGAAAAACCCTTTACTTCCGGCGACTTGCGCGGTTTTCCCTTCCTGCCGTTTCTAGGTAGGGGGACAGCTTGAGGGGGTCAAAAACCGCTCAGAATCACGCTGAGAGCCGGGAAACGAGCCCACGCCAGAGCCCTCCAAAAATCGACATAGGGGGGTCGGAAGGGTTCGCCCGTGAAAACACCTCCTGCGTCGGCTCAGAGCTTCGCGGTGATCAGTCGTTTCCACCGACCCACAACCGCCCTGGAGCCCTTCCACCCCCTCCGGGCCGACAGACACGCGCGCACCCCGCAGGAAGCCGCCAGCGTCGGCTGATAGGGGCTCCGGGCGGTTCAGCCCTCCTGGGGCGTAGACGACCCCCTCCAGGCCGGAAGAAACCTCACGCCGGGACAGGGGCTCTGGGCCGCCACCATGAACGTCGTATGCAGAGGCGAAACCGCCCGAGCGGTTTTTGGGTGTACTCCCCCGCTGGGGACCCTCGGACGTCTCCAGCGGCAAACCAGGGGCCTCCAACGTGGCGGGCACCTGACAGGACTACTCAAGAAAAAACCTCTACCCGTCGTTCCCATACCCTCCCGTTTCGTACTAGGCTGGGCGCTCCCGTTGGGTTTCTCCCAGCGAGGAACCCACCGGGCTCAGGCCCAAACCGGAGAGAAGAAAATGGCTGCAAACCTCGTCCCCCCCACCACGGTCCTGGACGTCAAGGACACCCCCGCCTACCTCACCACGCGAGCCCTCCTGGACGAGAGGCAGGAGCGGGGCACCCTCAAGCCCGGATCCATCGATCACCTCCACTCGACGGTCGCCAAGATCCACGCGGACCTGGACCCCCAGGACACGGACCGCCCCCTCAACCAGAGCTTCTTCCGTTACCAGGGCGGGAAGGCCGCGTTGGCCTTCCGCCGCCCGGACGGGTCCTGGGAGAGCCCGGAGAGCTTCACCGGCTCCGCCCTCTCCCAGATGGGATACAAGGTCCTCGGCGGGGGCGGGGCGAAGTTCCTGGAGAATCAGCGGAAGCAGGGGGAGCACGGTCAGAAGTTGGCCGAGGTCAACTGGAACCACGCCCTCCAGCGGCAGGAGGCCCCCTCCCTCCTCCGCACCGTCCAGCTCCCCGGTCAGAAGTTCCGCACCATCCGGGCGGTCCTCTCCGGCGGCGGACGCGGTTACTCGGTCATCGACAACCTGGACGTCCTCCAGCTGTTCCTGGACGCCCCGGAGCTGCGGGACCTCCCCGTCATCGAGTCCCACATCACCCTCGATCTGATGCGGATCCGGCTCCTCCTCAACCCGGAGGACGCCATCCTGTTCGACCCGCTCACCGGGAGGATCAAGAATCCCACCGGGTCCCACGACACGACGCTGAACCTCCCCATCCCGATGCTGGAGGTCTGGAACGGCGAGGTCGGCAACGCGGCCATCCGGGTCCTCGACAAGGTCTACTTCACCCACTGCCTCAACGGGCTCGGCGGATACGGGGACGGGGGGACGTCCTACCGCTGGAACCACACGGGCGGGGAGGACCGGGCGGAGAAGATCAAGGCCGGCATCGGGGACGCGGTCAAGTCGGCTCGGGTCCGGGCGAACGGCCAGATCGACAACTACAAGGCCGCCACGGAGGTCGGGATCGACAACGCCTTCGACCTCCTGGACGCCTGGGGCGACGACCTCACCGCCGGCCAGCGGGAGCGGGCCAAGGACGCCTTCCAGGACGAGACGGTCACCCCCGGCAAGAAGCTGGCGTCCCTGGTCGACGCCATCACCCTCGCGGCTCAGGACGAGAAGGACCTCATCAAGCAGCGGGACCTGGAGGCGTTCGGCGCGCGCATCCTGGCCAAGGGGCTGGAGCAGGCCCGGAAGGGCGGAGGCCGGATCCTCGTCGCGGAGGCGTAGACCCCCCCACAGGGGGCGGAGAAAGGAGGGCGGGTCCTACGGGGTCCGCCCTTCCTTCGTTCCCCCTTTAGCTATCTTTCTCCCCCCAGGGCTTCCCATCTAGTCCCGGCTTCTATAGATTAAAGCCCTCCCCGGAACCCTCCGGGGGCCGAGCCCCAACCACTAGGAGAGACTCAGATGAACCTCGGAACCAACATCACCTTCCCCGCCGACCACCGCGACCTCGTCGGGGAGCCCTCCCCCCTCCGGGGGCTCACCGCGCGCGTCGTCGCGGACCACGACCACGGGGGGTACACCGGAGCCGATCTGGTGGTCGAGCTTCTCACCACCCCGGAGGATCTCGCGGCCCGCTACGCGGACACCCTCTGGGCCAACCACGGGCTCCGCTTCGCCGACGGCGCCGCCGCCGCCTACGTCGCGGAGGAGCACAACCACGAGGGCTACTTCATCCAGACCGACCTCATCACCCCCGACCGCCTCATCGCCTCCATCTCCTCCTCCTCCATCATCATCACCCCCAACCGCTAGGAACCCCAAGATGCCCAACCCCAATCCGCTGAACACCGCCATCGACGCCCTCCACTCCGCCTTCGTCGGCGGACCCGCCGGGGAGGCCGGCTCCCCGGTCGACTTCGCCACGGACGCCACGGAGGTCGAGGCCCCCGGTATCTCCAAGCCGGAGTCCCTCCAGGAGGCGGCGGTCGAGTCCGTCGCCTTCTACTCCGAGGACCGCCCCGCCCGGATCGCCCAGGTCCACCTCCGGCTCCAGACCGCCCACGGGCTCGGGAAGGCCCACGTCAAGGCGCTCCTCGCGGAGACGGTCAAGGAGGGGCTCCTGGTCCTCTCCGGCGGGTCCGCCACCCTCACGGACGACGGGGAGGCCCTCGCGGTCCAGCGGGGCTGGGCCGAGGACTCCCCGGAGATCCCGGAGCACATCCGGGAGGAGCAGGACGCCCAGGAGAAGGAGGAGCAGGACGCCACGCGGCTCCAGGAGGCGTCCCGCCGGTCCGAGGACGAGGAGAAGCGGGAGCCGCTCACCGACGCCGACGCGGACCGCCTCGCCAAGCTCCCCGCCAAGGACCTCGCGGCCTGGGCGCGGACTCACGACTCCGCCGACGACCTCCGGGTCCTCTACCGGGTCGAGAAGGAGGGGAAGGCCCGGAGGACGGTCCTCGCGGCCCTCGTCAAGCGGGGGAAGGTCCTCACGGGCGGGAAGCTCCCGGAGGTTAAGACCATCCAGGACAGCGCCAAGACGGACCCCCGCGTCACCGTCCAGTCCAACGGAGACGTCGTCGTCCTCGCCGAGCCGGCGGACGCGAAGAAGGCCCTCGCGGCGGTCCCCGTCGTCGTCCCCGAGGAGCCGGAGCCGGCCCCGACGTTCAAGGGCATCGAGGTCACCCCGGACCTCCCGGACCTCTCCAACCTCTCCACGTTGGAGGCGTTCCGATTCCGTCTCCGGGAGATTGAAACCAAGCTGGACCTCATTCAGGCCAAGCTCGACGCGGCGACGGCGAAGCCCACGCCGAAGAAGGCCCCCCGGTCCACGCGGACGCCCACGGGGGACGAGGTCGCGATCGGGGACCTCCAGCCCGGAACCTGGATCCGCCTCCCCGCCGGGAAGCTCGCGCTCACCGCGTCCACCCCCGGAGTCAAGTGGCACGCCTACTTCCAGCAGGAGGAGGACGGCAGCTGGAAGAAGGACAGCCGCCTCTTCACCGGGTTCGTCACCCCCGCCGAGACGCCCTCCACCGAGGTCGTCCAGACGCTCCCGACCGCCGCCGAGAAGTACCTCCGCTGAACCCCAACCCCAACCCCAACCGGAAGCCTCCGGGAGCCGTCAGGGCTTCCGGGGGCTTCCGTACAGGAGCCCCGTTGAGCACCTACCAGAAACTGTCCCACCTCCTCCTCAAGCTGAGGAACCGCCGTCGGCCCATCGCCGGTCACGTCGTCACCGTCTACCGGGGATCGCCCATCAAGGGCTCCGGGGACTTCCAGGAGAAGAAGTGAGCCACCACCCCCGCCTCGCCGTCCTCACCCAGTCCGCCCTCGGGACGCTCCAGGTCTGCGAGGAGATGTTCCGACTCCGCTACCTGGAGCGGCTCCGACCGATGGAGGAGAAGCCGTATTTTTCGATCGGAAAGGGGGTCCACGCGGGGGTTGAGCACCACAGCCCCGAGGCGGGGGTCCGGGCTCTCCGGGAGGCGCGCGGCGAACCCTGGACGGACGCCGAGCGGAGGGCCTTGGATATGGACTCCGCCATCGTCCACGCGATGGTCGAGGGAGCCCTCCGCCGCTGGGCCTCCTGGCCCTCCTCCCCGGAGGTCCCCTTCAAGCTCCCCGTCATCAACCCGGAGACGGGGGGGCGCTCGACGGCCCACTCCCTCGGCGGGGTGATCGACGGGGTCTACTCCACGCGGGACCACCTCCTGGAGTTGAAGACCTCCAGCCGGGTTGACCGGGACTACATCGCCCGCCTCGACATCGACTTCCAGGTCACCACCTACCTCGCGGCCTCCTCGGAGTTGACCGGGCGGGACTTCCGGGAGGTCGTCTACCGGATCATCAAGAAGCCGGGGATCCGCCCCAGGAAGGGGGAAACGGAGAAGGAGTACCGGGAGCGCATCGCGGCCCGGAAGCCCCTGGCTCCCCTCAAGCAGCGCAAGGCGGAAACCGACGACCAGTACCTCCGCCGGTCCACCGAGCGGGAGGCCGCTCGGAAGCCCCTCACCCGGAAGATCCCGGAGACGGTCGAGGAGTACGGGGAGCGGGTCCGCCAGGAGTACCTGGACCGCCCGGAGGACTACTTCATCGAGGTCCGGGTCACTCGGACCGACGAAGACCTCCTCCGGTGGCGCTGGGAGGTCTGGAGTCTCCACCTCCGGGTCCTCGCCCTGGAGGGCGGAGCCTTCCCCGTCCGCAACACCAACGCCTGTCTCGACTACGGGCGCTGCACCTACTTCGATCTTTGCACCGGAGCCGTTGGCCCCGAGGCATTCCGCGTCCTCACGGACGCCAACCCGGAGCTGCCCAGGCAGCCCAACCAGGAGAGCTGATATGGACGCCAAGACCCCCCCCACCCCCAACAACGAGGACGACTCCTGATGGCTGCATCGCGCATCCTGCCCACCGGAAAGCGGCCCCCCCGCACCCGGATGTCCGACTTCTCCTTTCTGATCTACGGTCCGCCGGGGATCGGCAAGACCACCCTCGGCAACCAGTTTCCTGATGCGCTGTTCCTCTCCACGGAGAGCGGGACCGAGTTGATGGAAGCGGCCAGCGTGCCCATCGGGTCCTGGGAGGACTTCCTGGCGGTCCAGGAGGCCCTCCGGGGGAAGGAGTCCCACGCCTTCCGCACCGTCGTCGTAGACACCATCGACCTCCTCTACCCCCTCTGCGTCAAGGCGGTCTGCGATGAGCTGGGGATCACCGACCCGGCGGACGCCGAGTGGGGACGCGGTTGGCGCGCGCTCAAGAATCGGTGGATCAACGCGGTCCACGGGCTCCGCAACCTCAAGACGGCGGATGGGTCCCCGGTCTGCACGGTGTTCCTGTCCCACGAGCGGAAGGAGACGATCAAGATCAAGAAGGGCAAGCGGCTGGTCGAAACGGGTCGCTTCTACGTCTCGTCGGACCTCCCCAACAGCGGTCGGGGCGTCCTCCACTCCGCCGTGGACTTCATCTTCCACGCGGAGCAGGACGAGAAGGGGGGCCGCTTCCTGCGGACCCAGCCGGCGGAGACGGACACCGCCCAGATCGAGGCCAAGGGGAGGGGGACCCTGGAGCACCGTCTCCCGGACCTCGTGCCCCTGGACTTCAAGACGCTCGCGGGGTCCTTCTCGCGCGCGTTCAACCCCCGCTCCGGCGGGACCAAGAAGGAGAGCTAGACGATGACGATGAACCAACTTTGGGACGATACCCCCGCCACGGAGAAGGGCTCCCGGACCGACCGGGCGATGAGCGACGTTCCCGATGGCAGCTACGACGGGCGGGTCGTGGACTTCTCCTGCTTCCGGGCGGACTCCGGCGACTGGTACATCAGCTGGTGGATCGAGGTCGACCAGGGGCTCCGGTCGGGGGCGCTCCTCCAGCGCTTCCTCCAGATGAACGACAACACGGTCGGCTTCACCAAGGCCGACTTCCGCACGGTCATCGACCGGATCCCCTCCTGGGATGAGATGGCGATTGAGGACACCGGGCAGACCGGCCCCATCCGGCACGCGGTCCTCGGCGCTCGCGTCCGGGTCCGCCAGCGGTCCCGCCGGGTCCAGCAGACGACCTACAAGGACGTCTACATCAACGAGCTGCTGGAGGCCCCCCAGGGCGTCCGGGAGCCCGAGGCGGAGGAGCCCCCGGACAACCGGGGGAGGGAGCCGGAGGAGACGGGTGAGCCCCCCGCCGAGGGGTGGGGGGACCCGGACTGCCCCGGCTGCTTCGGGAAGGGTTGCGAGGACTGCGTCGGCTTCTAGGCTGACGCTCCCCCGCCGGGGCGGGGGAGTCCCCCAAGCGCCACCGCCAAGAAGGTGGGGGACGGGCAACGCTCCAACCGGAGCGGCTGACGGTGCAATCGAAGGAGAGAAGAAGATGCCGAGGACGTTCAACCACACCGACAAGGACGGAAAGCCGACCCCCTACATCAACGAGGGCCGGAAGGGGCGCAACCTCCCGAAGGCGGACAAGAAGATGGCGAAGCGGCTCCGCATCGCGGTCCGTCTCGGGATGGCGTCCCAGGAGCAGGGGCTCATCATCCGGTCCCCCCGCGTCCGCCGCCTGATCGAGCGGGTTGCGAGGTGAGCCGGTCCACCAGGGAGAGGGTCGAAATCGCCCTCAAGGGGGACCCTTACGGGGAGTTGTCGGACCTCGCGATCGCTGCGGCTGTCGGCGTCTCCGAGCCGACTGTCCGATACCACCGGACCCGGCTCGGATACTCGTCCGCCCAGGCGCGTAGGCGGAAGGCTCCGGGAGCAAGGGTGGCGCACTGCGGCCCCTGCTCCAAGGAGTACCTCCTCCCGGAGGACCGGGCGACGATCCTCTGCACCGGCTGCGGGCATTGGGTTGGGATGGGGTCGGCGCGATGAGTGCACTCATCTACCCCGACAATTGGCCGACCTGCCCGGACGGCTGTCAGCGCGAGGACGGTAGCGGCCCCCAGGAACTGGACCTTTTGGTGGAGCGCGACACCGGCTCAGTCGAGGCCTCCGTCCACTGCGCGCTCTGCGGTCTGGACCGCCCTGCGAGCGCCCTCGGTTTTCGGGCGGCGGACCGCATCTGGCCTGGGCTCTGCGAGGGCGGGGGGTATGCGGTCGACGGGATCGTCCTCGGCTACGCCGTCTCACATTGGCGCCCGATGCCGACGCCCCCAGAGGGAGACTCCGTATGACCTACTCCATTACTGACACCCTGCTGATCCTGCGGGTGGCGCTGTCCGTGTCGCACGGCGAGCGACGGCGGCGCATCAAGGCGGCTATCGCGTATCTGGAGGCACCGTACT